ACATCTGTTGAATCAAATCACCATTACGAGAGATGGTAGCAGTGACACGTTTACCGAAATCAGCTTGACCGTTGAAGGTCTGTTCAATAGATTCAACGGCGAAGTTAGTGTGACGACGGTAGACAACCTTGAAAAAGGTAATTTGAGGGTTGCCAGTCAGGTAAATATCCTGGGCACCATAAGCGACAAGTTGCATAAGACCTCCTCCCATTTTTGTATTAGAAATAAATAGAAATAATTAGAAATAAATTAAAAGTAATTAAAAGTATTTAGTGATTATTATATTTAACAAATATTTTAATTTTACAAAATTAAACAAAATAAAAAATAAAATAATTTAAAATAATTTAAAATAATTGAAAATAATTACAAATACTTGAAAATATTTAAAATTAATTAAAAATAATAGTATAAACTATCTATAATTTTAAATTTTAATACATATAAAAGAATAGGATGTTTCCTAAACTGTTTTTAATTGCTATAAGCCAAACCCCCCATTCCGCTCATGATACGAAGGACGTTGTAATTGACGGCATAAATATTAAGGTTCATTGCTTCAGTTTGAGCATTTGAACCATCAACTTTGGAAAGACTATCTTTACCATATCCGAGTTGTAATACAGCATTATCAATACGAGAGAAGTTACAGGTTCCACTAGGTTGGTGTTCTTCGGGGGAGAGAGCAAAAGAATAAGAGTAGATATATTGACTACGGTTATCAGTAGTAGCTAAATCCTTGCCTACACGAGGAACACGGGAATGGTGTTCATAATTTTGAACCTTGCGGAAATAATCAGCACCACGAACAGAGAAACGGTCATGACCGTTAAGTTGAAGAAGAGCAGTTGTAAAAGAATCTGTTTCTACTGTATTATCAGCGGTTGCACCTGAATAGTTAAACCATCTGTTACCAGTTGTAGAATTAACAGCTGTTCGCAGAGTGCGTACATGGGCCCAGATTAATTCTTTAACAGGGTGATTGAAGTTAAGGGTAACATTTTTATTAGCAGAACCAGCAGTAATAGATTCAGCACCAGTAAATTGGACTTGTTCAATCAAATATTCGTGAGAAACTTGAGCGAAACGGCGACGTTCATCAGTATCAAGATAAATATAATCGACGTAAAGTTTGCAACCAAGACCAGATGTAGTTGCTGTATCAGCACCATTAATTAATTCATTAGCAGAACGAAGTTCAAGATTAAGTTTAACTTCATGGTATTGAAGAGCAATCAGAGGAAGAGCAAGACCGGGATTACGATTAAACCAAAATTGAAGAGGAACATAAAAACGAGCGGTTTCAAGAGCACTAACACTACCACCTTGAGTAGTGCTTCCTGCTCTATTACCAACCATGTTATCATAACCACTACGTTTTCCTTCAGGAGTAGTAAGTTCGGTCCAGATATTCATCCAATCACCATATTGACGATCAATGAGCTGACCACCAATTTCAATTTCAGCTTGTTTAACAAGGGCATTACCAATACCATAAGTCCAGGTGTGAGCTCCTGCTCCCATAACAGGTGTAAGAACTTCCAAGTACATCTGTTGAATCAAATCACCATTACGAGAGATGGTAGCAGTGACACGTTTACCGAAATCAGCTTGACCGTTGAAGGTCTGTTCAATAGATTCAACAGCGAAGTTAGTGTGACGACGGTAGACAACCTTGAAAAAGGTAATTTGAGGGTTGCCAGTCAGGTAAATATCCTGGGCACCATAAGCGACAAGTTGCATAAGACCTCCTCCCATTTTTGTATTAGAAATAAAAAATAATTAAAAGTATTTAGTGATTGTTATATTTAATAAATATTTTTTATTTAGAAATTAAAACTATTTCATACATTTATATAATTATTATTCATTAAAAAAAATAAAAATACACTTAAAAAAATATAAAAAAAATAGAAACTATCTATAATTTTAAATTATGTTAAAGTTTATAAAAAAATAATTTAAATTTTAATACATATATAAGAATAGGATGTTTCCTAAACTGTTTCTAGTTGCTATATGCCAAACCCCCCATCCCGCTCATAATACGAAGGACGTTGTAATTGACGGCATAAATATTGAGGCTCATACCGGGGTGAATAGTACGATAGGCGAGTTGAAGAACAGCATTATCAATACGTGAAAAATTGCAAGTTCCGCTGGGTTGATGTTCTTCAGGGGAGAGAGCAAAAGAATAGGAATAGATATATTGACGACGAGAAGATCTAGGTTCATTAGCCGCAATAACATTTAAGTCTCCACCTACACGGGGAACACGAGTATGGTGTTCGTAGTTTTGAACTTTGCGGAAATAATCAGCTTGACGAACAGAGAAACGATCATGACCGTTAAGTTGAAGAAGAGCGGTATTAAAGGAATCCGTACCAGCACCAGTGTTAGTACCAGAATAGTTAAACCATCTGCAACTTGTAACAGCATTGCCTACAGTTAAATGTTCATTTGTAACATGAGCCCAGACTAATTCCTTAACAGGGTGGTTAAAGTTAAGAGTAACATTTTTATTTCCAAGATCTTCACTAATAGATTCAGCACCAGTAAATTGAACTTGTTCGATCAAATATTCGTGACTAACTTGGGCAAAACGACGACGTTCATCAGTATCAAGATAGATATAATCAACATAAAGTTTGCAACCAAGAGAACCAACATCTGTAGGGGCATTACCAGTAACATTTATAAGATCAGCAAAGGCGCGAATTTCAAGATTAAGTTTAACTTCATGATATTGAAGAGCAATCAAAGGGAGGGCAAGACCAGGATTGCGGTTAAACCAGAATTGAAGAGGAACATAAAGGCGAGTTTTGATAGCACCAGCAGCAACAAAATCAACACCACCAAGTTGATCATTATTATTAGCAGTTAATTTGTTTCCAACCATATCATCATAACCAGCACGCTTACCTTCAGGGATAGTAAGTTCAGTCCAAATATTCATCCAATCACCATATTGACGATCAATGAGCTGACCACCAATCTCAATTTCAGCCTGTTTAACAAGGGCATTACCAACACCATAAGTCCAGACATTTAAACCACCACCATTTGTAAGGGTAGGTAATTCAACTTCCAAATACATCTGTTGAATCAAATCACCATTACGAGAGATGGTAGCAGTAACACGTTTGTTAAAATCAGCTTGACCGTTGAAGGTCTGTTCAATAGATTCAACGGCGAAGTTAGTGTGACGACGGTAGACTACCTTGAAAAAGGTAATTTGAGGGTTGCCAGTCAGGTAAATATCCTGGGCACCATAAGCGACAAGTTGCATAAGACCTCCTCCCATTTTAATTAGTAGAAATAAATAATTAGTAAAAAGTAATTAAAAGTATTTAGTGATTATTATATTTAATAAATATTTTTTATTTACAAAATAAAACTATTTAATAACATTATATAATTAGTAATCATTAAAAAAAATAAAAAAACACTTAAAAAAATATAAAAAAAATATAAACTATCTATAATTTTAAATAAATATAAATTATAAATTATAAATAGTTTATATTTTTATAATTTATTTAATTTGAAAAATATATGAAGTAGATAATATAAGGATTTATTAAGCCCTTGTTGTAGTTGGACCCATAGTTGTAGTAGGACCCATAGTTGTAGTTGGACCCATTGTTGTAGTTGGACCCATAGTTGTAGTAGGACCCATAGTTGTAGTAGGACCCATAGTTGTAGTAGGACCCATAGTTGTAGTAGGACCCATAGTTGTAGTAGGAGCTCGTGTTGTGGTAGGAGCTCTTGTTGTTGTAGGAGCTCTTGTTGTTGTAGGAGCTCGTGTTGTTGTAGGAGCTCGTGTTGTTGTAGGAGCTCGTGTTGTAGTAGGAGCTCTTGTAGTTGTAGAAGTAGGGGCTTTTGTAGTAGTAGGAGTTACTGTAGTTGTATTATTTTTAACATCTTTAGGTTTTGATACCATATTTTCATTTGAATTTTTATTATAATATAAATAGGGAGAATATACATTTGATGTCCCTGTAAAATTACGTTGAAATATATTTGTAGATGGACTTCTATAATCCGAATTTAATCTTATACCATTATCGGTAACAGTATTTTTATTAGATAATAAACTTAATATATCGACACCACTATTTATAAGAGACAATATAATCTCGGGTGACATACCTGGATATTGACTATATATATCATTTAATGTAGCTTGTGTAGTAACTGTAGCGCTAGAACCACCACCAGGTAATGTTGAGTATGATGTAGATGTACCTCCTGGGGATGTTGTAGATGTACCTCCTGGGGATGTTGTAGATGTACCTCCTGGAGATGTGGAAGTAGTAACTCCGGATGTGGAAGTAGTAACTCCGGATGTGGAAGTAGTAACTCCAGATGTGGAAGTAGTAACTCCAGATGTGGAAGTAGTGGCTCCGGATGTGGAAGTAGTGACTCCGGATGTGGAAGTAGTAACTCCGGATGTGGAAGTAGTAACTTCGGATGCGGAAGTAGGTGCTGATGGGTCAATACATTGACTATGAGTTGCGCTATTAGTTCTAGAATCTATTACCCATCCAGCAGCACAAGTTGTAGTAAACCCTTCAACAATATTTTTAAATGTAGAGCCATTAACAGTATTTTTAGGTAAATAGTCTTCTTGATTATAAATAAGATTTAAATTATCATCATAAAGTAATATATTTTTAATATTATATATTACAAATTTATTATTTTTATTTACATTTGATGGTTTTAATAAAGGATTACAATTACTCAGATTAATACTTATACTAGATGATGCTAGTGTTGATGTAGTTGCTAAGTTTGGTCGTGATGTTGTAGGTACTAAGTTTGGTTGTGATGATGTAGTTGCTAAGTTTGGTTGTGTTGATGTAAGTACTAAGTATGGTTGTGTTGTATTATTATTTAAAGTGCATATAGTAAGATCTGATTTTGTTAAAAATAATCCACTTTTTAAATCTGTACTGGTATATATGGGCTTAGTTTCTGAAGGAAAAAATAAAATATTTTTTTGTACAATTATATCTTGTTTATAATCACTTGTTAATTTATAGGATGATAAAAAGTCACCTTTATAATTTAATAAATGTAAAGTTGTATTTTTCGCATCATCTCCAATATTTGTATTTGTACTATCTTTACGATTATAATAAGTAATCTTTTCTAGTTCATAATCATCAATTAAATCTAAATTCCAATACACATTTGTATATATTCCATTTACAGTAGCTGAAGAACTACTTCTATAATATAAATTATTATTCAGATATCCATTGAGACCATTTATAGGTTTAGTATCTAATTCTGAAGATGCGCTTGGGATTACAATACCATTAGTAGATATATCAATTTTATCACCATCTAAATTTTTTGCAATTACTGATAAGCCAGAAATTTGAACAGCAGCATTAGCAACATGTGTCATAATTCTTATATTTCTTACTTTAAGTGGGTCTGGAATTGTATATGATAATATATATATGTCATAAGTATCATTAGCATCATTTATAATGTAATTTTTTTGTGTTAAATCAATATAATATTTAACAGTTTTATTTATATTTTTAAAATATGCAAGTTTATTATTAGAATTTGAATCAAAAATATCATAACCACCAC